GTTCCCCATAGCGTGTTATAGCTGACTTTGATAAAGTCGAGCTTAAGTTGTACGATTACCCTGCTAGTTGTGTGCAGGAAAGAAACCGAGTATTTGCTTCAATTGTTTAATTATAATTGTTTCGATGCCACGGCACTTTTCTCATACGATTACCATGCTAGTTGTCGATGATATTGTGTTATCAAACCCCCCCTTTACTCTAAGATCTTGTTGATTGTCCACTGATCTAACCGGCCACAAATAGTCACCGGTGAACTCAAACAATGGTGAAGTTCTTTTGACATTGAACTAAGTCCATGTCTAAATTTATTTAGGAAAAAATCAACATACGTTTTTCTACAGCACGTCGTGGTGCGCAGGTTTATGTCTGTGATCTAGTGTAGGATTATCTAAAATACGTTTTAAACAAAATTTCAAACCACTGGTACCTGTGAGTTTTTAACCTGTTTTAGTGAGATTGACGATCGTAACCTACTAGATAACTCATACCCTGACAGGGTTAAGTCCATAGCGATGGCGATCGTTTTATTTATTGGATTTGATAGGTTATTCTATATGCCTTTTGTTTTATATATTAGAGCGAGACTGGACATCTCGTAATGTAAGCCAATTGTCGATCAGGCTTGATCGAAGGTTCTTTTGAACCGCTAGCCGATATCTAATATTGAAAAGATTATAGAATGTAGGAGAGCAAATGGAATTTAAGTCGAATTCATTTCGACACCACTTAGGCTAAGTTGCCCCAGCATAAGGTTCAAGTGGCTGCCAATGGCTCAATTGGTAGTGAAAGTTCTGCTCTTAGAGAGAGAACGAGGTCCAACGGGGTTCGGCCAACAGAGAGGCAACAACTGAGCGCTCAAAAGGTGCTCACTGTCCCACTTCGTGAATATGTTAACGAAGATAAAAAGCAAGATACATATTTACTAAGCGCCCTTCTAATGTCCCTATCCCGTATTATTTCCCCTGTCCATTTATTTCAAGATGAAGTTTTCAAAGCATGCATTAGCCATGCTCCCAGTTGCTGCCGCTATGGCAAGCGCCCAAGAGCTCAAAGTAAGAGCTAGCAACTACACTTTGCCTCAACGAGGCATTTTTGCCCAAGCTGGGCTGATGGATGAAGTTCGAGAGTTCAGAGAGACTGCTGGCAAGGTTGGTTCCTTGTTGAGTAAGTTATCTGAAATGAAGACTAGAATTCAAACTTTGATGAGAATGCAAGAAGGAGAAGATTTTGTCGAATCTGTTGTCTCGCGTGTCGAATCTATAATTTTATTATTGTATGATTTGTCTACGCGTGAAAAACTGTCCGATATGATTGTTCCTGTTGCAATGTTTCTGAAGACTTGGATTCCAAATCAATCATTATTTCTTATTGTTCATGGAATGGTCGAAGACATTTTGACTAAAAATTCTAAGGACGAGAAGATTACTCTTGAAGGTCAAGCTGGGTGGTTCGAAGAGAATTGGACCACATTGACTGCTGGACCGTTTGGAAAAAGAATTGGAGGCCTTGTTTCTCTATTGATTATGGTTGGTATGCTTCCCAAAGACTGCCAAACTGTCATGGGCAAAGAGTTCTACGGAGCTTTTCATGTCCAGGCTATCAAAAGAGAACATCCTTCAATTCTTCATCACATTTTTGCATCTATTGATTGGATTATCGATTCTGTCGTTCCTGCTATTCGAAAAGATGATTGGTCATTGCTTATGCATGACGGAGATTATCTTAGTATGGATGAAAGATATCGTAATTGTCTTGAGATGGTGCATTTGAATGTGACTGGTGGAATGGAACGTGCAACTGAGAAGTTTGGCGTTAAGAATGAAGCTGCGATCATTGTGTATTTGACAGAAGTCACCCATGAACATTCTGTGGTCCATAAAACGACCAAGGATAAACGACTTGCTGGAGAAATGCAACAACGCATTATTCGTCTCAACAAACTTTCTAATGACGTTCAGGCAGGGTGGCGTGCGGCGGGGCTGCGCGTTAAACCCTATGGAATTTTCCTCTATGGACCTTCTGGTATTGGCAAGTCTATCATTATGAATTTGGCTTGCCACGTTGTGTGCAAACACAATAATTTGCCTGAAGGGGAGGAGTTCTGGTGCACAATCAATGGCAACGATAAGTACCAGTCCGAATACAGATCGCAACATATATGCGTGATTTTTGATGATGTCGGGAATACGAAGCCTGAACGAGCTGAAGGCAATCCTCTATTTATCCTGATTCAATTCATCAACACCATGCATTGTTGTGCTCTGAGCCCCGAGGCAGAGAAGAAAGGTAAGAATGATATACGAGCGAAAGTTGTTGGAGTCACATCCAATACCGATCACTTGCATTCTGCCTTCTTTTCTGTCAATCCAGCTTCTGTTATGCGACGTTTTGAAGTTGTTATCCGCCCTAAGTTGAAGCCCGGCGCGGCTAATGCTGAAGGCACGTTGGACAACCGATTCAAAAAGGATATTTATCCTGATGCGTGGGAATTTGTGGTTTACCGTGTGAAAATCATTCGGAACACTATGGACGAACTCGCTGATGATTATAAATTTATCCCTATCGGGCCTAATATGGACATCGTGGAGCTCATGGAATTCCTTGCTTTGGATTCCGAGCGTCACCTTGAAGATCAAGAGGCCATTGTCGCTAATTCCAAACATTTGCATTTGCGTTCACACTGTAAAGAACATCCGTTGTTTACTAACCCCTGTGTGAAGTGTAGGTGTGAAGGGAAGCAGCGTATCAATCAAGATGGAAAGCTGGTGGATGAGAATGATGTTCCCTTGGATGCTACAGAAGAAGTTATTGATTTCCGTGCTAGGAGATTGGAGGCTGAAGCTGAAGAAGCTCAGGCAAAGGCGGAGGTTCAACTAGATTCTCAAGCCCAACAGGAAGCCCTTGGCTATACCTTTAAGGCTTTGAATTTCTGGCAAGTTAACCGCCACAAGTTTGCCATTGCTTCTGATGAAGGAAAGCACAATATTATGGCACAGTACAAGAAACTTCTTGCTGAAGATGAAGAGAACGATCGTTTGATTGAAGGCATCCAGGCTAGCCTGGAATGTCAAGCCGGTCTGGAATGCCAGGCTGGTCCAATGTGGGGTAGGAAAAAGGAACCTGAACTTTCTCCTTATTTGAATGCAGACCCAGAGGGCAAAGACGGTATTACCCGTTTGTTGCTAGAGTCTGTTGATGAGGAGCAAGAGATGTCGTACAAGGCACGCATTCAATCTATTGTAGATAAAGGATGTGATTCTTGCAAAACTCTTGTCGAGAAAGCTAAGGAAATTGAACCTGACACCTGGCTCAAGGTGTTGGGCATTGTTGCTTCTGTGGGACTTGCTGGCTTGGCCATGAGGAATTTTGCTTCTAAACCTCTCGAAGGTCATGGAGCTGTTCTTTCTATGATTCAAGCTTCTGCACAAAAACCTGAGACTTTTGTTGAAAAAGACAATAAGTATCAGAAAGTGTATACTCAGCACAGCCCTGCGCCCCGAGCTAGCGTGTCGTCACGCATTGATGATCTTGAACGAGCTATTGATAACAATTTGTATACTGTGGCTTACCAAGAGATCGATGAAGATACACGAGAGCCTTTGGGCAAGAAGTTTTGGTGCAATGCGTTTCCTGTTGAAGGCGTTGTGTGGTGCACTACCGCACATCAGTTTGAAAAAGGAAAATGCTATTTGGCCAGCTTTGTCCGACACCCTGGTCTCGGGATCAAAAGGTTTGATGTGATGTTAAACGACGCTAATTTGCGGTGGGCAAAGGATGCAGATGTCGTTTTTATGGAAATTCCGGACGGTGGGTCCGTAAAACCTTTCTCTAAATTCATGGTGGATGACTTGTCTAATTTTACTGTTGAAAAAGACGCCCCTCTGTTCATTTACCATCTACACAAGGAGTATGCTTTTGGTGAGAAGGAACACAAAAATCCTTCTGATACCAAAGAGACTTCTAAGATCATTGAGATCAAGAGAGAGGCCATGAGTTTCCAAGGAGTGCCAGTTGGAGAATATGATTTATTGAATTTCAACGCCCCTAATCATGCGGGCAAATGTGGTTCGATGATTTTTCTAGCTGGCCGGAATCCAATTTTGATTGGTATTCATGTTGCTGGTCAAGACGAGCGGAGTGCCGCTGCCTTGATTGATAGGACAATGATTCCCTCTTTTGAGGGTGTGAAAGTTGCAAGTGAAGAAGACTTGCCAGAGACTCTTTATGGAAAGAAACTTGAGGTTGGACCTGAAGTACATCCATGGAGTCCTGTGCATTACATTGACGATCCTGATGCCAATGTTAAAGTCTATGGACAGCATACTTTTCCACTTTCTCGCTTTAAGAGCGATATCGTTGAATCGCCTATGTTACCAGCGCTCAAAGAAAAGCTTGATTTCAAGCCAACACACACTGCTCCTCCAAAGAAAGCCGCAATTCCATCGCGTAGGAGACATCTTCTCAATGTGAGTAAGAAGTTACCTCCTCCGAATCCGCGGTACGTGAAAATGGCGATTGCAGATTTCAAAGCAAAGTTAGCAGATTTAGTTCTGACTGATAAGTTTTTGCAATTTGTTCATCCTATTCCTTTGGAAGTTGCTTTGAGTGGAGATCCCGGAACCAAAGGATTTGATCCGATCAATCCTAAGACTTCTATGGGTTTTTGGCTCAACTCTCCTAAGTGGAAGTTCTTTGCGAAGAACAAGTTGGAAGATATCATTGGTCTGGATACTGTCAAGTTCGTCACACAAGAGGTGGTTGACGGAAAGACAATATACAGATACACGATTGAATTCGACAAGGAGAAATTTGATGTTGAAGCCGAGTTGGAGGAAGTCTTGGAAAAATTGGCTGATGGACGTCGAGCCAACCTGATTTTCAGATTGAATTTGAAGGATGAGCCTATCACACACAAGAAAGCAGAAGATAACAAAGTTCGAGCATTCGCTGGAGCACCTGTCACTATGGTTATCTTGTGTAGGATGTTGACTTTGCCTTTGATCAATATGATGTCCCATTTCCCAGGTGTTTTTGAAAGCGCAGTTGGTATCGATGCCACTGGCGCTGATTGGGAATGGTTGTACAATTACATGAAGGAATTTGGTTTTGACCGATGTGGTGACGGCGACTTTGAGAAATTTGATGCTTGGTTGCGGGCCAATTTCACAAAAGGAGCATTTGATATTATTCGGACCATGCTTGAGAAGGCTGGTTTCGGAGAATTGTTGATTTCTGCTTTTGATGGATTGGCGACCGAGTGTATGTTTCCCATTTATGAGTCGGATGGTTTGATTTATGAAGCTTTTGGATCCAACCCTTCTGGGCATTCTCTCACTGTGATTATCAATGGGTTGTGCAACATCCTCTACATGAGGTATGTGTACTATTCATTGCACAAAGTTGATTGTCCTGGAAAAATTCCTTTGTTTCATGAGGTAATTCGTTTGATGACGTATGGCGATGACAACGAATTCAATGTCAAACCAGAGGAAAAGCTTTTCAACATGCAATCTATCCACACTGAACTTGCCAAGATTGGTGTGGGTTATACTGACGCGAATAAGAAGAAACCTGAGGTTCCGTTTAAGAAACTCGATGATCTATCTTTTTTGAAACGTTCTTTTCACAAGCATCCACAATTGAAGAAGGTGGTTGGTGCTTTGGACAAAGAATCGATTTTCAAATCGTTGTCTATGACCCACAAACCAAAGAAGGGCCAGAAGGAATCAATGGCTGAGATCTGTGCTTCCAATCTCAACGGTGCCTTGCGTGAGCTTTACTTTCATGGTGCAGATGAGTATTACAAATACTTGCCCGTGTTTTGTGAAATCGCGCGAGAGACCAAGGATCCGGAAGGACACAAAGTTATTGACTATTTCAAACCCTTCACTGAAGATGAAATTCGAGAGCAATATGAGCGTACGTCGTGTACCTACGATAAGGCGCTAGAGGCCCTCGAATGTCAAGCAGGTGAACTTGATGAAGTTTTTATTACCGATTGCGTTCCGTCTGGCGCGGCTTACACCGTCAAAAGACAGAAAGTGAGAAGGCGAGAACGTTTTTATCAAGAGTGGGAGATTGAATTTGGAGTCAAGGTTGTTGATAGATGGTTGGAATCACCATTTCAGCCTCTTCCGCATTTCGTGCAAGGCGATTTGACGTATGCTTGCATTGATTGTGCTCGAAAGAGATTTGGACTAGGCATTATTCGCAAATGGGTACTTATTGAGGAGTACTTTATGTATGCGAGAGATGTTGATTTTATTCGCTATCACAACATGACTGTGGGGTATGATTGGAAGTATCCCACTTTCCAGGCTTTGAGAGAATGGTCGTATGGCCAATTTTCTTCTCAAGTCATTTACTTCGATGGTCTTCTTCTTTATAGGGAGCCCGAAGTTGAGGTCCGGCCAGCCTCTAGAACCTACCGTGAGCAATATATTTCTTCCTTGATTGCTTTCCACGCGGTCGCTGCTTTGGCAATAGCAGGAACTTGCATAGATATCACCTCTGCCGCAGAAGCTTTTTGCGGTGAAGAGATGGTTCCGATTGCAGACACTATTTACGCCCATTGCAACGACTCCACTGGATATTTATCTTGGGAGTGGCCACTCACATTCAAAATCCTTGGCTTGTTTCCACAAGTGTATTTTCATTACTTGTTTGCCAAAGGTCGTATTAAGATTTCCATTCAAAGGTTGTCTTTTACGCAGCAAGTGTTTTTGTTACAGATCTTCATGCTGGGAGGCTTTAAGTGGCTTTTTACCCAGTTTTTGTTGTTTCTGTACATGCACTGCGTTTTTACGGGAGGTATGGTGTTTTATGATCATGTCACCAACAATCCCGTCTTTTAGATTACATATTTTATATTTGTATACTTACATGTCTGGACCCTTTGTCCTTAACTAGATTTGTTGTATGGCTGGAAACCTGCAGCATCTTATAGATTTCCACTAGAGATATAATAGAGAGTTCAAGTCCTGACTCAAAGTCAAAACAGGACCTTTGTACTGAACCAATCAGTCAAAATTTGGTAGGGGCGGATGCTCCGTTAGAATCACAAGCTGGTACGTTCGGAATGCGCGTTGTTGAATCGCGCACTGATAATACTGCAATCACATGGCACGATCAGTCGCCTGGTTATGAAGCATTGTTTGGAGGTCCTATGGATCCTTCTAGAAGCAGTGCTGATGATTCAGATATCAGTCATGCAGATTTCTTCAAGAGACCTGTTAAAATACGAACTATCAGCTGGCAAGTGAATCAAAATTTGAATGACAGTTTCGATCCTTATTTGTTTTGGAGTGGAAATCCTGCAATTAGTAATCGATTGAATCATTTTCGCAATTTTCGCGGTGATTTGAAGATAAAAGTTGTAGTTAACGGTAACGCTTTCTTTTGGGGACTTGGAATTTCTTCCTGGTACCCACAAGGAGGCTGGACCGGTACTCCACCCTGGCATTTTAAAGATCCAGATGTTGATGGAGATATTATGTTGGCTTCACAGAGACAACACATTCTACTGGATGCCACCTCTTCACAAGGTGGTGAGATGACGATCCCATTTTTCTACGCAAGTGATAATGCGGATCTGAACACAGGAGGAATGGGGAACGTTGGTGATTTATGGACAACATCAGTTACTCCATTGAAGCATCCCACGTCTTCCAATCCCCTTACTATCAGCATCTATGCGTGGTGTGAGAATGTCGTTCTTAGTGCTCCAACACAGACCAATTGGCCTGGGTTGAATGCACAAGCTGGAGAACACAAGACCAAGGAACATCCTGATGAGTATGCCAAAGGTCCCATTTCCAAGCCGGCAGCAGCAGTGGCGAAAGCAGCAGGAATGATGAAGGGCGTGCCGATTATAGGCAAATACGCTCTCGCTACCCAAGAGGCTGCCAAAACTGTTGGCAAAATTGCTTCTTGGTTTGGGTATTGCAAACCTCGTGTCGTTTCTGACACAATGCGTGTGAACCTGAACCAAGGCTTGGAATTGGCCACAATAGATACTCAGGATACGTCAGTCAGCTTGGCTTTTAATGCCAAGCGAGAATTGACGATTGATCCTGCGATTGCTCATGGTGGATCCGAAGATGAATTGTCGTTTGAAGCATTAGCTTCCAGACCTTCCATTCTAGCGAGAGCTATTGAATGGTTGCCGCAAACGGCAACAGACTTTCCGATTATCAGTTTTCCGGTTACACCGGCATTGTGGTATAAAGAAAGACGATCTACTCTTCCATCCAATTCTGAGATCGTTACTTTGACTCCGTCTGCTTTTGTAGCAGTACCATTTCGTTTTTGGCGAGGTACTATGAAAGTGCGGGTCCAGGTAGTGGCCTCTTCGTTTCACAAAGGTCGTCTGCTGGTGTCATGGGATGCTCATCAACCCATTTCACCAGTGGCTACTGAAACAGTGCGATCACAAGTGATGGATATCGCTGAGACACGAGATTTCACTTTTGAAGTTGGGTGGACTGCACCTACTGCTGGATTGATTAGAGATTCATTAGCAGGCACAGATTCTACCTATACCGTTGGAAATGTTTACACAATGTCCC